ACAACAAGAGTCCCCTGCAATGCTGCAACCTTCATAACAGAAGTGTTGATGTCAGAAGCCAATCTTAATATAAATAACGGGGGTTAATTCCCCCTTAAAAAAGGATATTACCATGACAAGTTTAGTAATTAAGCCGTTAGGAACTGTAACAGTAGCCTCTCTGGCATCAAGTAAAGTAGCAGTGTATTCAAAGGGAACGGTATCGGTATACCAGCAATTAGGCAAGCCTAATCATCCAGAAGTATGGAATTTGTTAGGTTCCACATCTAATGGTGAAACGATCTACTCTATCACATCCGCATCCAATATCCGTATTGATGCTGGCGGTGACGAAGTGTTATATGAAGTAGGTGTTAATGCAAAGGTATCTGATATACGTAAAGCACCAGCTCAGGGAACTCCTGGTGTACTAGACGCAACTGGAGCATTAACTGCTGACATGATTAGTAGTGGTATCGTGACATCTACAACCGGTGCAGCAGTAGCCGGAACTGTGCCAACAGGTACAGTTATGGATGCTGCCTTCCTTAATATGCAGATCGGTGATTCCTTCGACTGGTCCGTTATTGCGACAGGTGCTAACGCCTTCACAGTGACAGCAGCTTCAGGACATACGTTGGTTGGTACAGCGGTAGTTGCCACGGTAACATCTGGCGCATTCCGTACTCGTAAAACAGCTGCAGCAACTTACGTTACCTATCGTATAGGCTAATAAAACGGCTGGAGAAATCCGGCCTTTTTTAAAAGAAGAGTAGAAGATAATGGAATTTCCAATGCTCGTATTTAAAGACGGTGGAACAACTTTACGCCATGGTGGTACATATTCATATTTGTTGGTAGAGAATGAGATAGAGTACAAAATTGCATTAGATAAAGGTTGGTTTGCAGGACTTTTAGAGGCTATAGAGGCTGTGAATAAGCCTGATATACGGATATCGCTACCTAATGAGGATTTGCCTCCTACAAGGGCGGAGATTGAGTCTAAGGCGAAAGAATTAGGAATAGCTTTTCATCCAAGCATAGGGGATAATAAGCTTTTACGTAAAATAGAAGATTCATTAAAGGGTTAGTATGTCGTGGACTAAAAGGCAGTTAATTACGCAGGCTTATGAGGAAATAGGACTGGCTGACTACGTATTCGACTTATCACCGGAGCAGTTTCAAAGCGCGTGCAGACGAATGGACGCGATGGTAGCTACGTGGGATTCTGCTGGGGTAAGAATAAACTTCCCTATGTCTGATAGTCCTGACACGACTAATATAGACGTGGACACAGGTGTGCCTGGGTATTGCATAGAAGCTATATACATGAATCTTGCAGTACGATTAGGTGCGTCTATTGGAAAGAATATATCCCCGGATACGCGATCAGGGGCTAGGTCTGCTTATCTGGCAATGATAGATGCAATAGTAGCAGTACCAAACGAATTACAGTACCCCTCCACTATGCCTAGAGGTCAGGGTAAAAAGCCATGGAGAACGAATAACAGCCCGTACTTCATACCAGAAGAATCTCCGTTAGAATCAGGAACAGACGGCGAAATAACTTTCGAATAAGGAAATAAATGCCTACCATAAATCAACTAAATACGGCGGATCAAGTTAGTGGAAGCGACTTATTGCCTTTGTACTCACAAGCTAACGGGGATTCCCGTAAGATATCTTTTACTAATTTTTTATCCTGGCTAAACGACCAGACAATCACTGCGCAGGATAATAAAGTAACGCAATACTCAGCACCTTTAACAGGGGCAACAGTTGCCGTAACAGATACTGGAAATAGCATATGGTTAGTTCTAACCCCAGCTGGTACAATAGCCACATTAACACTGACTTTTCCATTGTTATCGAATACAGAGGATAAGCAGGAAATATTAATTAATACAACGAATACAATTACTACGTTAACATTGTCAGGTAACGGGGCCTCAATAGTAGGAGGTATTACAACACTATCGGCAAACACATTCGCTCGGTATCGTTTTGATACTGTTATGGATACTTGGTATCGCGTAGGTTAATAAAAAAGGAAATAAAATGTCTAGTCAATCACCATTTAATCCATCCTATACGCAGGGGAAAAGCGTAACAGCCTCCGCTGCCGCTGCTTCTGTTTCTTTCAACGGTGTGGACAAACAACTTGTTATTACTAATACCGGGACAAACATAGCATATATTCGTACAGGAACCGGAGCTTTCTCAGCAACCACTGCTGATATGCCTATATTACCAGGAACGCAGGTATCGATAACAAAAGGTGATGGGGCTGTGACTTTTAGCTACATTTCAGCCTTAGGCACTACACTGCACGCAATCCCTGGCGAAGGTTGGTAACGTTATAGCAGAAATAGCAGTTTATACCACGGTAGACACCTCGGTGGCATTTAAAATTAAACTTACAGTAGCTACGGACTAGATGGTTTGCCAAGAGTTTCATATTGGTGTAATAAGATAAAACCCTAGGGAAGCAACTTTATAATACAAGGTAAAGTAAATGCGGCTAAGCATACTTAAAGGAATATATACAGATGTAGCATCAGACTTCCGGGAATCATACCCAAGAAACATGATGCCAGTAGCTGCACAGACCGGATTATCTGAAGGGTACTTGCGACCTACAGATGGCATAGTTCCTTTTGGTGTTGGCCCAGGAATAGACAGAGGAGGGATCAATTGGAATGGTATCTGTTACCGTGTTATGGGTTCGAAGCTAGTCTCTATTACATCCGTTGGAGCATACACTGTAATAGGTGATGTAGGAGGTGCCGGTTCTGGCAATGTGTCTATGGACTATTCTTTTAATCTTCTCGCTGTGTCGTCTAACGGTAGAATGTATTACACTGACGGTGTAACTTTATATAATACTACAGACCCCGACTTCGGCAACGTCTTAGATGTGTTATGGGTAGATGGGTACTTTATGTTCCATAACGGTAGTACTATCGCCGTAACAGAGCTAACCGATCCATTTCAGGTTAACCCTTTAAAATATGGCAGCTCTGAAGTAGACCCAGACCCTATTAAGAAAATAGTTAAGCTTCGTAACGAGGTCCATACAATAAACAGGTACACCATAGAAACATTTCAGAACATTGGCGGGTCGGGGTTTCCTTTTCAGCGTATTAACGGTGCGTCAGTATCTCGCGGAGCGATTGGGACGTACTGCTCCGCCTTATATTTAGATAATATAGCATTCTTGGGTGGTGGAAGAAATGAGCCTCCAGCTATATGGATAGCCGACGTCGGTAACGCTATAAATATCTCTACACGTGAGATAGATTTAACATTACGAAACTACTCTGAGGCTCAATTATCCGCGTCGGTAATGGAGGCAAAGGTAAGCGATGCACAGAAACTACTATTCCTACACTTACCAGACAAGACATTAGTATACGATGGTGCGGCTTCGCAGGTATCCGGCTCTCCAGTATGGCATATTCGCACTACAAGTATTATAGGAGATAGTCTATACAAAGCACGTAACTTTGTATGGTGCTACGACAAATGGATATGCGCCGATCCTTCTAGTTCATCCTTGGGATATTTCACGGATACATTGTCATCACACTATGGGCAAGTTAACGGTTGGGATTTTGGTACTCAGATAGTTTATAACGAAGGCAACGGTGCTATATTCCGCGAGCTAGAATTAGTGTGTCTGACAGGAAGGGTAACGCCAGGGGTTAACCCTACTATATGGACTAGCTACTCTACTGATGGAATGTCATGGAGTCAAGAAAAGCCGAGAACGCTAGGTACAACTGGAGAAACGATAAAGCGTATTAACTGGTATCAACAGGGGTACATGCGCAACTGGCGTGTACAAAAGTTTAGAGGAACTAGTGACTCGCATATGTCTACCGCATTGCTAAATGCTAAATTGGAGCCTTTGAATGGCTAGCGAACAACTAAATGTAACGCGTAAAGATCTTAGTAAGTTCTTGCCTGATTTGCGTACTATAGTAGCGTTTGAACAAATAATGAATAGTTGTCCTGCGCTTCTGTCTATTTTTACGTTAACGCCATTTGAGGATATCACATTACCAGATCTATTAAATAGTCCTATAGCCATTAACAGATCCTCTAATTGATTAGAAGGATTAGTTACTACATGCTGTTCATTATTTACGTCATTCAATACTACGTTATTAACGTGTACTAAAACGCCGAGATTAATTAAGTCTCTATCTTGAGCACCACTAAATGGGGTACTCTGCTGCGTAACACTTCCGGCAGAGTTTAATGCTATATACGATATATTTTCAGTAGCAAGATACGTAGGAGTTAAAGCAGTTAAACCTGTCCATGTAACTTTAGTATATGCTGATGTTTCAGGATCTACCACATACCCGAATCCATCGGATATATTGAACTTAGTCGTATCTGTGTTTATAGACAACACGCCTCCTGTTATAACACCTGATGACATACCGTATATTGGATTGTTATTCCACTCCATGCCAGATGAAGAATATCCTAGACTATTCCCTACAGTTGGTGAGTTTGTTGTTAGTATTTGCGATGCCATTACTGCACTTACTACGTTCACGTTAATGGAACCGGTAGTTGCACTAGCTGAAGTAACTGTGGCTATACGCGTTCTTTGGGCTGGGGCAGCTGGCGCTACATTAGTTAACTTTCCTACTAATGTCGGATTGTAGTATAGCGCATCCCCAGTTAACCATACTTCACCTACAGGAGTCCCACTTGTATCAATATCCTGCACTTCACCAGCGGTAGCTATTAGTACTTGCGCTCCTGCCAGTGCTGTCCCTGATGCCACGCCTATGAATCTGTCGGTATTTAGATAGTTTATAGGAGTTGGGGCGCACCGTATCAGCCTATTGGCACTATTAGCTCCGGTAACATAAACAGGAGTTCCTTTTACGATAGGTACGTCAGCTATGCAGTAAGTTAGTAGACCTTGTAATATAGCAACGTCTGTTTCAAGCGATAATAGTG